TGTCAAAGCCCAGCGCGGCTTTGCACCAGCGTTAAAAACGTCTACAAACCCGCATTTCCGTTCTAAGTACGTTGATCTTGCCGGTTGCGTGGAAGCGGTTGTAGATAGCTTAAATGCCGCAGGAATAGCCCTTATTCAGCGCACATCGGAAGATGCCACAGGCGTGACTGTGGAAACTGTGTTTGTCCACGAATCTGGCGAAATGTTGGAATGCGGCAAACTGCACGTTCCTGCTTCCAAACAAGACCCGCAAGGATACGGCTCGGCGCTTACTTACGCCAGGCGCTATTCATTGATGGCGGCTTGCGGTATTGCACCGGAAGATGATGATGGCAATGCTGCATCTAGGCAAGCGCCTAAAGTGTCAGCCACTAAAACTGACCTTGTGCCGCAAAATCGTTTGTCAATCCTTGCTGATGTTGCCGCAGCCATCAATGAACGCATGAGCGCAAACGATCTGATTGGTGCTGTGGAGGAATACCAGGGCATTACAGATATTGAAGAAAAGACCGCTTTGTGGGCAATGCTCGATAGCAAAACCCGCGCAAGCATTAAGAAACACGCAGAATCATTGAAAGGTTAATCATGTCCAAAATCAAAAAAGAAATATCCGTAATCAGCGGCAAATACACCAATTCCCAAGGCGTAGCCAAAAACCGATATGCACGCATTGGGTCAATTATTGAAACCAAGTCTGGCGATATGCTCAAGATTGACAATGTGCCGCTGGTTGCTGGCGGATGGGACGGGTGGGCTTACATTAATGAGCCACGTCCAAAAGATGATGGTTTTCCTAAAGATGATGATTCCGTACCCTTTTAAGGAGGCAGCATGGAACACTTTAGAGCAAGAAACACCGATCCAATCACCAGTTGGGATGCAGCAGGGTCTGCTAAAGACCTTGCTAAACGCCATGCCGCAATTATCCTTAAAACTTTGCGTGAGCAAGGCCCACTAGGAAAAGACGGAATTGCCTTTTTTGCGGTAATGGATGGCAACCAGGTAGCCAGGCGCTTGCCAGAAATGGAACGTGAAGGCTTGGTAGGCTTGACAGGTAAAACCGTAAAGTCTATTGCTAGACGTATGGAGAGGGAATGGTATGCGATTTCTTAAATTTTTGAAAGATTACTACCGCGAATTAACGCCTGCCGAAGTTATTCAGCGTGAATTGTCCCAAGCGCATCTAGACCGTCTTGAGGCAGAGAATGCAGTTGAGTACGCCCAAGCAGTGCTAGACATGAATATGACCCGCATAGAGCGCCTAAACACGCGATTAAAGGAATACAAATGAACTGCTGCAACGACAACGGTCAATGTGACCAAGGCGCAGATTGCGCGATACGCAAAAAGCGTATTCAAGAAGTCAACGATATGTACACCAAAGCCACGCAAGATATTGACCCATACGTTGACACGATCAACGAGTTTAGAACCTTACTCGCCATGCTTTTGGTGATTGTTGGCTTGACTATGTTGGCTTTTGCAATATGGGGGAAACCATGACTGGATACAAAAGCAAAAAGGCAGCGGCGCAGGAGCCTATTGGCGAAGTTGTAGTCGAAAGCATGGGTGTGCGTGGGTCAGATGCTATGCAAGTTCGGCTGCACTTTTACAAAAAATTCCCACCAATCGGGTCAAAAATCTACACCACCCCACCACAGCGCATATGGGTAGGGCTGACGGATGAGGACAAACAAGAGTTAGATGAAAAATATGGTGATGATTACTTAGCGCATCTTGATGCAGTTGAAGCCAAACTCAAGGAAAAGAACAATGGATAAACCGCTAGACCAAGAAGGAATGTACTTAGTGCATGAAACTAAACGAATAGAGCAAATTAAAGATTATGCTTATCCGTGCATGATGGCTGAAAGGTCTATTAAAAACGTGTATAACCTAATGACTACAGGCAAACCAGATCAAGCTATTACGGAGTGCATTTCCGCAATCGGTGACCTTCAAGACATCATTACTATTATTCAAAATGCGAAAATCAAGACACGTTGACATTAGAGCCGCACTACTTAAAGCAGAGGATGGTTTAACAAGGAAAGAATTGTCCGAGTTAATTGGGGTTGAAGTTGATTCTATTAGAAGGGCCGTAAAATCAATGCCAGATGTTTATATAGACAGATGGCTAACAAAAGGAAATGGTGCGCCACGGCCTGTTTATATGGCGGTAGAAGTGCCAGAGGATTGTCCTAGCCCAAGAACAAAGCGCGTTCATCAATTCGGCGATTTTGCAAACCCTTGAGAGGCTTACCGCCAGCCATGCAATACTTTAGGAATTCTTCCGCAGCGCCTTCAAAATCTCCGCGCAAAATCTTTTGACGGAGGGTTGAACGCTGTAATGTTCCCAGGCCAACATTGAAGCTAAAGCTAACAAGAGCATCAAATTGGCCTTGGGTAAAGTTAACGGGAATAAATTGTTCCACGCCGCGCTCAAAACGCTGAAGGTCTGCGGCAAGAATTCCATTTACTTCCTCCATGCTGAACTGGCGGTCATCTTCGGGTTTAAGGGCAAATCCATCCCTTAATTCAATCTTCATTGCGCCTTGGTCGGGGTAAAGCACATGACCAACGCCAATAGTCCACAACTTTGCTGGGCAACGGTATGGGCGTTGTTTTACGCCTTCGTGATGTTTAATTACCCCAAGGGCTTTGTCAGATACTTTCATTTTTTTACCATGCTTTGTACACAGCCTACTTTATATCCAAGATCGCGCCATTCTTTAGCCGCCCGTTGGCAAGCGGTTTCACCTTCAAAATAACCAATAATAAGAATGCTATTCATGTTAATGCCCGTCACAAGGACAAGCGTCCAGATCATTTTCCAAACGCCCGACCACCAAAGTGGAATGCAATGATGCTGGCAAACAAGGCTTGTGTGTTGGAATCCCAAAGACGTTCAGCCAAGGCGGGAAAGGCCACGCCGTTATTCCAACCGTAAACAAACATCCCAACATCCACAAAGCACAGCAGGAAAAAGAATCCTAGCGTGATAAAGCTACGGACACCGGCACGAAGGTTTTTCATCCATTGGCTTGTGCCTTCGTTTAGTGATTCATCATGCTGATAGATTGCGTTCATCTCAGCGACCTGGGCGTTTACCAAATTCTCGGTGGCCTTGGCGGTTGTTTCCATCTCTAGCTGCTGGGTATGTATCTGCTCTACCCTTTCTTGCGCCTCAAAACCTGCTTTGCGAAGTTCTAACTCACGCTCAATCTGCATTTGTGCTAACGCCAGTTCGTGCTTTTTATCTTGCCGGTCTTGAAAAAAGTCCAACAATTTGGGCAAACCGCCCATTAGGAAAGAAATCAGGGTTGAAAGAATTGTGAGCATTAATGTTTCTCCATCAAAATTGTTAACCACCAAAAAGACATTCCAAGCAAAAGAAGCACCAGCGCCCCGCCCATCAGCCAAGTCAGGAACTCGTCCATTTCCTCTTTTTTAGCTTTGGCGTTTTTCTCGTCCAGTATTTCCTGCGTCTTGCGGTCTTGAATGATCCTGTTGCGCTCAATCAGTAGCTGCTGCCAGAGGTCTGCATTACCCGACATAACGAAGTAATTGTTTAACTCCCGCTCGGCATCTGCAAGCTGTTTGGCGTGCATCACAATCTCAAAAGCCTGCGCCGTATCAGACTTGGCAAAACTGCTCTTGGGTGAGGACGCAGCTTTTTGGACTACATCCTTGGCCTCAAAGAACTTCATCAGGTCGCCAGATACGGCCTGTATGTCCTTGCCTAATGCAATGGCGGCTTTTACCCCTTTAACGGCGGCTTGTGCAGTCGCAAAGGCGGTAATCGGGTCGATCATTTTGCATGTGTTAAAAGTGTAAACACTACGCTACCCATACCAATCAACATCGCACCAGCCGCATTCATAATAATGCGTTCCATGCGTTTTAGCCTGGCGTTAATCTGGTCGTATCGTTCCGCACAAACGGCTTCATGCGAATTTAATCGTGCTTCAGTCTCGGTCATGATTTTTGAATGAATGCTAGTGCGTAATAGGTCGGAAGATACGTTCCCACGTTGCTGGTTGCAGAAGATGTAAAACCACCCGTGTTACCTACTGCATAGGTGTTACCAGCGCCAACTACAAACGAATCTTTAAGGTTAGGCGTACCATTTGAACCATCGCAAAGGTAATATCCTGATGGAATAGAACTAATAGAACCTGACCACATAATGATGCCACCAGAAGGAACTGCGCTTACCGCAGATGTCGTTCCAATGATGCCGTAAAGATTGTCGTAAGTCTGAATGACATTGTTGCCAGAGTCAGCCAATACAAACTTGTAATTGCTACCCGATGTTAGCCATATCTCATTTGGTGGCCTACCATCCGTGCCTAGCTGGATAGGATTGGTGTTAGCAATAGTTCCCGCCGAGGTGGTAAAAGTCGATGCAGGCGTAGTTGTACCCGCAAGGTAAGTGTAAATAAATCCCCCGTTAAGAGGAATGCCAGTGGTGGTAAAGAATTGGAATCCGTTACCTATGGGTGAAAGATTAACGCTCATTTTTAGTCCTTAGTTAACCCGCCAAACGGATGCGTTGCTTGTTTTGCAAACGCATCTTTATTATGTTTTTCAGCAAATTGTCTAATCATTGACACCACAGGAATTGACATTCCACTTGTTGCACCAGCAAGTTTAGCCTCACCCGCACTTGTTAAACCTTGTTTAGCCAAATCTGACAACATACTGCTATAAGTGTTTGAATAATTAAACGTACCTGTTTTTGGCATTCCAATTTTGCTTGCTAACAATCCAATTTCTGATACGCCCTGCATAGCTTCTGGATGCAATGCTTCATTTAAGCTAGATTTATTGTCACGCAAAAATTTAGCAAAAGATGCTGGTTGCAAATCGTTTTTTGCACTAATTGCTGCATTTTTTGCTCTATCTAATTCACCAAATGTAATTGCTTGATGTGCAATGTCATTAGGGTCTATTTCTGCTTTCATACGCCTTATTGCTTCGGGCGTTGCTGATGAAACATATTTTTTGTGAAATTTTGCAGCGTCTAAACTTTCGCCTTGAGATGAAACATCTTCTAAACTTGCCGCTTCTTTTATTGCTGCTTTATATGCAGGATTGTTTCTAATAATGTCTTGACGTTCTTTATACAAATTTCTTGCTTTGTCTGCCAAAGATTTTAAATGGGCAGCTTGTGGATCAAATGCTGCATTTTCTTCACCAAAAATAGGCAATTTTTCTAATTCGTTTCTTGCTATCCATGCTGCTTGTCTACTTTTACCATCAGTTGCAGAACGCATTTCATCAGCCAAATTACTGCGAACAGCCTCATATCCTTCAAATGTAGGATTTTTATAAAATCTTTCTAAATCTGATTTTAAATCTGAAGATAAATAATTTTCTTTATAATTTTTTGAAAGTTCATTTGCAATATTTTCTTTAACCGTTCCTACATCAATAGGAAATTGTCCTCCATTTGCATCAGTTAATTCTTTATATGCTTTTGAAATTGCATTTTTTCTAATAGCATCTTTTGCTGATAAACCATTAATTTCATGTTGTCCAAGTTCAGACGCATCAGCTAATGGATTAATGTCTGGAGCGTGTTGTTGTTTTAAATTGTCAAAAGCACCCGCTATTTGTGCTGGTTGTTCATTAAAATGGGTTTGCAATTCTGGGGTTTCACCACGTTTATTCCATTCAGATGCATAGCCTTGTGTGTCTCCTATGCGTTGACTTGTTGTTAAATTAACTTTATGTTTTTCTTCAAGTGCTTTTGTTTGCAAAGCAGGAAGATTAACGGCATTAGGGTCTTTTGATTTAATAAATTGATTAAGTTCTGGGGATGCAGTTGCAAGGGATGCATCAATGTTGCTTGCTAATACATCAGCAGGAGCAACACCAGCAGCGCCTACGCTTGAAGTCGTAGTAGTCGGCGCACCTGTTTCCATTGTTGGCTCAATACGACCACCTTTAGCCGCAAATTGTTGTTGCATACCAGCTAAACCAGAACCTTTAACCCCTGGCAATACTGCATTTGCTTTTTTTATTACTGCTTTACCACCTTTATAAACGCCTGGAACTAACATCAATGCGGTATTTACGCCTTGTTCAATATCTGTAGGACTAATTCCTGTTTTTTCGCTTCCATATTGAGATGCTTGTGTAACACCTTCTCCTACTTTTTGTAATCCTTGAGTAAGTAACGAGCCTTGATAACCTGGAGTTTCAACAGTACCTGTAAGCCTGCCAACAGGATTTGCTATTGCACCAGCAACTTTTTGTGATGCTTCTTGTGCTTCTTTATCAGTTAATCCAAATGCTCGGCCTGTCCAATAACCTACATTTCCAACCACCGCAGAAGGAGCATTTGCAACAAAATCAATAGCTGCCATATTTTCCCCAACAGCACGTTGTTTAAGTTGAAAAGCACGTTTAAATGCGTTGCCAACAAATCCTAAATCTTGTTCTAAAGGAGCAGCGGGCTGCTCTCCAGATACTAATGACCGTAATTGATCTGTTGGTTGTCCTGTTGCTTGAACTGTTGGGGCGTATGAACCACCAGGTTCAAAACCTTGTTGTCTAGGCGTTGGAAAATTAGCTTGATAGTAAGATTGCAACATTGGAGCAACTTCACGTTTTCCTTGTTCCGCTTCTAATTGGAATTGTTGTAATAATTCTGGCGATAATTTAGTACCACCCCATTTCATGTTTGAAGGAGGTGTAGAAGGCCGCGAAGCAGGCATAGCTGTGCTTGACCCTTGTTGGTCATCTCCAGCAATGAGAGAACGTAAATCAGCCATTAGTCCAAACTCCCTTTAGTTATGAGTTTTTGGATATTGTCATACTTTTCAGCAAACAATTTACGATTTCTTTTTACTGCATCAATTTGATGTTGTGGAGCATTTGCAGGCAAACTATAACCAAGCAAATTATCAATTTGTGCTTTTTGTTCTTTAGGGTCTGAAACATTTTGATAAATGTTCATTGCTTGAAACACTTTAGAGTCTGCGTTTTTAGACCATTCTTGTTGAAACTTTGCCATGTTGTTGTCGCCATATTTTTGTGCAAATAAATTTGCAGCAGGCGCTTTTAATTGAAGTTCAGTTTTCTTTGCATCAATTCGATGCATGATGTTAAGCAAAACATCTGGATTGTAAGTTTCTGTTCCATTGGCTTTTGCCAACAAATCTTGCCTACCAACCGTGTCAACGCCATCCGCTTGTAATTGAGCAATTTGAAGGTTTGCCAAATCTTTAGACAATTGTTGATAGTCTGAACTTCCAAAAAAAGTTTTTGCGTTTCTTAAAACTGTTCCTGTTGCGCCACTTGAATAAAATGCACCTGGATTAAGTTTTGTAATTGCTTTAAATGATTCTTCAACATTTCTATTCATTTCTGCTGAATTGTTTAAGCCGTTTGTTAATGAAGTTCTTAATTTAATACCATTAGCTAGCGCTTCTTGTTCACCTGGCAATGGAATGTATTGTTGCGTTGTACGTTTTGGAAATGGCGCAACAACAGGCGCACTTAATCCAAATGTACCACCCATTGCCGCAGGCGTTAAGCCTGATTGCGTTTCTGTTGGCGGCGGTTCACCTCCCGCAACACCTTCTGCAATTCCTACTTTTGCCGTTGTTGGTGCAAAAGCGCCGGTTGTGGTTGTAACTGTTCTTCCTGTATCGCCTACGGTTATTTTTGGTGTTGGCACAAATGCTTCAAATCTGTCTTTTTCGCTTAAAGACTTAGATGCCTCTTGTGCTGCAAATGCTCGAATTTTGCTTGGGCTTGCTGTTTTTAATGATGCGGGAAGTTGCGCCATCGATTGTTTTCTAACATCATCTGGAACATTAAGCGCATCTAGTGTCTTAGTCATGCTGTCAACAAGGTCTTGATATGAAGCATCTTCCTTTGTTGCAATAGGTAACAAATTACCCGCTGCAAGGCCGTGCATTTTTATAAATCTGTCAGCAGTATCGGTATCTACTTTTAATGCAGCAGATTGGGCTTGGCTTGCTCCAGTTTGTGCTTGTGAACCAGCCAATGCTATGCGTGGCACTGCTGTTTTTGCAGCTACTTCCGCTTCAGTTCCTGCCCGTTGGGATTCTGCAATAGCACGGGCAACATCAGGCCCATAAGTATCTTCAAGTTTTTTATATTCAAGTTGCCGTTGTTTTAGCAATTGTTGATTTTGCTGCAACTCTAATTGCTTGGCCTGCAAAGCCAAAGGATTCATTTGCTGCGCTTGCTGGTATTGCTGAACGCCCGATGCCATGTTCATCATGTCTGCCAGCGAAGTCTGCTGGACAGGATTGGTGTAACCAGTAAAAAAGTCTGCCATGATAAATCCTTATGGAACAGTAGGCGTAGTAGGTTGCGCTTTGCCGGTTTGACCTAATAAACTAGCTAAGAATGTAGCATTACCCGCAGAATTTACACCGCCTGCCGCAGCTTGTGCTTGTCCAAGCAATGCCGCTGCCGTAGCGTTTGCCATGCCGGTATTGAGGCCGGTAATGTTTGTGCCGTAAGAAGTTCCCGCATTTGCCGCACCCGTGTTTGCGGTTTGACCAATTCCCGCCATGTTTGACAGGTTGTTGTAAATGTTGTTGCGTTGCGTTTGGTAATTTTGAAAGGCGTTTTGATACGCATTGCCAGCATAATTTTGCGTATAGTTTTGCAAGCCTTGTAAAGTGTTACCAGACAATGCACCACCACCTACGTTGGCCGCCCGTTGATTAGCCATTTGCCCCTGTTGGAGCATAAAATCGTAATTAGGAGCCAATCCAGCAGCAAGGTCATTTTTATCAAATTGGTGCGTTAAGTAACCAGTACCCGTGCCCATTGTGGTGGGCTGACCTGTTACGGGGTCGTATTGTTGGTATTGACCGCCGCCAAGTTGACCAAGTTGATTAAGCGCATTTACGCCCGTAGCTTGATAAGGCTTTTGAAAACCTAATTGTTGGTTGTAAATGTCTTTTAAGATGCCTTGAGAAGCCGCCGTAGCGTCTTTTTGTGCTTGTAGACCCTGACCTATTGCGTTATATGTATTTGCTGACGTAAGCGCACCAGCAGCGCCAGAGGCTAATGCGGCAAGTTGAGTGCCGTTTAA